ACCACCGTCAAATATCCTGGCAGTGTCGACATTCAGTCAACCTGATACTAGCAACATGGCGGTATCGGATATCTATGACACCAAGAACCCTGGCGTTGTCAATAGCATCCAAGATCAGGTAGACAAAGAAGACAGCAGTTTAAAGTCCTACGCGATTCGTGGCTCTAAGTTCTTGAAGTCTCTCTTACCCACCGTTGGTACGGTGTTGTCGGATGGTACTTCAATTCTTAAAGCAACATCAGGTAAGCAGCGTTTAGCCTTACTGATGAATTCGTCTTCGCGTGTCTTTCAGTCACTACCAGACAATTACAAGAGTTTGATTACGAGTGATCCCAAAACACTGGGGTCTTCGATTGTCACAGTGGGTGGTGTTACCCAAAAGGTATTAAACACCAACTACGGTAACATTCAATCCACCGCACGTTTAGTGGGCGACTTAACAGGTGACTCCAACTTAGTTGGTGTGCAAGATCCTGATAGCATGCTCGCTATGACGTCGGGGATTGCTAAGGAAGCTTCTCGCACACGTGTTCCTGGTACATTTGGTGCTCTCGTTAGCACGATGAACAATAGTACCCTGGTCAACAAGTTTGCTAAGATGACTTTGCCAACTACTTTAGAGTACAGTGATTCACTGGGCCTTAAAGACTTGGCGACCATGACCAAGCCTGGGGACGTCAATCTGATGAATCCCAATCTTGCTAAGGACTTCTCAACCGTCTACACGTCTCCGCCGTCTTGTACTGCGGCTGACAACAAGGCTGAGTATACCAACGTCATGGATGCGTTTAACACCGTCAATAGCGATTGGGATAAAACCAAACGCCAGTACGATGTTCAACCTAGCACTGACATCACTCCGTTGATGGGTTCTAGCGATGACATGCAGAAGATGCTTAAAGCAGGTTACATGGATTCGAATAACATTGATAAGGAAGTCTATTCCTTTTCGACGGTATTCTCCAGTGAGTCTGTGGATAGCAACTTGGCCAATAAGTATTCTGGCACTGCTCGTACATCGACTACCACCACCAGAACTCCGTCATATTTCTAACGGCATAGAGCCCAGGGAGAAATCCCTGGGCCTTATGACCTTTAACGACGTTCTGTACCGTGCACCATGGCAGCTGCAATTTGACCAGGGATAGTATCACCCAAGAAGGAAGCGATGTGTGCTGTCGATTTCCATGTCTTGAATTCTTCCATCTGTTTAGTCAATGCGAGCTTCATGCGTGGGAAGGCGTAGACTAAGTCGTAGAGCTTCATGCCAGCCAATACGTTCATGTAGTCGGTAAACGAGTTATCGTCATCGAACGTACCAGTTGCTAAGCCTGCGCCTAACACAGCACCTGCACCTGCACCAGCTAACGCTCCAACACCAGCCGCAGCAGGAGCTACAGCACCGCCTCCTAAGAGGGTAGCGCCCACACCACCAGCTAATGCACCAGCTTCAGAGCCACCAGCCGCGCCCAATACACCACCACCGATACCACGAGCAAGCTTACCCCAAGAGAAGCCTTGAGATAACGGCATGTGAATAATCGAAGACAGATCCAACACCGAGAAGTCCACACGAATACCTAAGGACTTACCGTTGTTGTTAAAGCCTAAGTTACCCACACCACGAGTGATGGTCATGGAGTCGATAATGCCCAGACGAGTAAGCACACGACCTTGGTCGTACAACTCGCACAGGAACGGCGACACGTAGGACTGCTTACCAGCAGACAGAGGCAACACACCCGCTAACAGACATGCTAAGGGGAAATGCATCTGGATCAGACGCGATATGGGATTACCATACGTCGGAATCAGATCAATCGAGTAGTTACCACGTGGTAGGTTAGCCGTAGACTGTTGCCAGTATTTAGGGATGTCCACGAATGCAGCACCACCTAGGGTCGCTAAGCCAGAGATCTGAAGAGAATCTCCCACACCACGGAAGAAGTCACCCACACCACCCAACGCTGCCTTAACAGTGTCACCAATCCAACCACCGCCTACGTTACCGTTAGCAAAGGAGAATTTCATGTTACGTGCTTGAGACGACATGTTATTCATCTTTTGCATCAGTTCAGATTCACCTGCAGAGTTACTGAAGGATTCACTAACCTGACCAGTTGCATTGACACGGAAGCCTACGAAAGATGCACCATCGTTAATTTCAGCTAACAGGTATTCACGCAGACCTGGGTCGTCCTTGATATTCCCATCAGCATCGTACTCGATAGACTCAGCCGTCGTGGAGTTCGATTGACTGTTATCCGTATCAGACACATTACCTACAGAGGCAGCATTGGAATTTAACCAGCGCTGTAAGTAGATCGGCATGTCGGTTTCATCAGCCCCTTTACCAGAGCCACCGTTGCCTAATGTGTTAGTGACCCCAGGATCGCTCACAGTGGTCGTGTAGAGCCTTTGAATCTTATCGGCGAAGGATTCGTTGCTAACTTCGTTTAACGCCTCATGGATCGCCATAGAGCGTTTACGGGCCATACGCTGCGCACGGTTGGCAACAGCGTATGCATTGATACCACCTGACTCACGGAAGATGTCCGGCATTTGACGGTGAATCTTCTTCAACATATCAGGCGTGAAGGTGTAGCCTTCGTTAGCTGCTTTTTGATCTTCACCGCCTAAACGAGGCACGATACCTTCGTTAACGGCAATCTGGTTAATGATCGTGTTGACAGCTGTCCAGTACAACGGCATGGCAGGCTTGGAGTAATAGAACTTACTCGCTGGTTTATTCATGAAGTAACGAGCAGCAGAACCAATTAAGGTCACAGCTAATAACTTCCACGATAAGATACCAACGACAAAGCCTGTTGCCTTACCCAGTGTATACATCACACCGGTAGAACGACCAGTACGTGCTAAGAGACCTGCATCAGCTGAATAGAAGCCTGTGAAGAAGGTCGTTAAGCTATTGAACTGAGCTTGACCAAAACGCAGATAGATCAACTGTGCGTTATCGTCAAAAGCTTCGCTGTAGTACGGACCCATACCTTTGCCACTACGACCGGTCGCATCCTGGAGGCTTTTGGCGTTTACACCAGGGGACCTTGGGTCAGTGAATCGACAGAACTGAGGTAATGGGTTAATTGCAAAGTTACCACCTAAGGTGGTATCTGTAAATTTGATGTCCGCTGAGGACTTGTAAAGCTTATCCCGAATATCAGGATGGATATCATCGGAACCAATGACGAATGCGTTCTTTACCCAATACGCATCCCGTACCGCTGGTCCGGAAAGAATACCTGCCATGTTGAATTCTCCAAACGTTTAAAGGAACAAAGGGGGAGGATCATCCTCCCCCTCTATCACCTCGACTTCGCCAGAGAGATCGGCGCGCGAGGCGCTCCTACACCTGGACCTGTCGCACTACGACGGCTATCTTCACGAGACGACGAATCGCTAGTTGCAGAACTACCACCTGCTAAACCACCGCCCTTGGAGACGGCTTCAGCAATAGTCTTCAAATAGTCACGCATGTCAGTGTTGATCTGAATCAACTGAGACATGGCTTGTTGTGAACCCGCTGCAGTCAGTGCTGGGTCAGTCGTTTCCTTCTGACGTTGTGCCTGTGCTGCTTGGACCTTCGGCGTATTCATGTCGAAACCAGAACCCATCACTTGTGCGGCTGCGTCTGGACCTGCACCATCAGACGAGGCACTTGCTTGGGCCGTTGGTTTAGCCATTGCACGACCACTACCATCAGCCGAGACGTCCGGAGACGACGATCCCGTTGTGGAGGACTGTGCTTGCGGTGTTTGACCATCAGCCTTAGCTGTAGCATCAGCAGTTGCTGCGCTACCACCAGCTGTACTGTTAGTCAGTTGCTCAGAACCATCCTTAAAGCCAGCACCAAACTGACCACCCTTAGTCTTCACCAGGTTGTTCAGCTTCTGATAGACTTGACCAATGGTCAATGCCTTACCGTTGCTGTAGAAGATACCGACGTTAGCACGAGCTTCAGCCGGGAAGACATCAGCTGCAATTGCCTTCGGATCTGCCTTCAAGAACTTACGAGCACCACCGGCACCCATGAAGTGAGCCAAGTACAAGTCAGTATCAGTCAGAGGACGATCAACTGCACCCTTCAGCGCAGCCATGTTCTCCTTCAGGAACTCAGCACCCATCAGTGCGTTAGCACGTGGATCCAACTGCGTCGTTCCTGGTGCGATACCGTACTTACTACCGTACTTATCCAGCATCATCTTCCAGGTACTGTTAATGAACTGATAAAGTCCGGATGCTGACGAAGTCGGTGCCTTGACTTGCCAGTTAAATCCAGACTCAATAGCAGCCATGGTGGTCATCAACTTAGGATCGACACCTGCCATCTTTGCTACTGCTTCAATCAGATCCTTAACAGCGGCGTATGACTTATTGCCAGTAGGTTTAGGTAAGGAATTAACATCACCGCCCGTACCCTTCCCAGGGTGAGCGATTTCATTACCTCCACCCATGTCAGAAGAATAACCAGTGGCATCATCTTTCATGCCAGAACCCTTGCTACCACCAAAGAGGTTCTTGAACCATCCGGTTACTCCACCACCGCCAGTCTTACCACCTTCCTTATCATCATCTCCACCACCAAAGAGCTTAGCCCAGAAGCCTTTATCCTTCTTGACTCCTGCCTCACCCAGTGCCTTAGCATCAGCAGCTTTATCAGCTGCATCTTTCTTCAGACCCGAGGAAGACTTCGACTCTTCATTGGCCACTAACTTCTTAGCCAGTTCACGTAACCCTGCTACGTTGTCGTCAGTACTCTTGACGTCTTCGTTTAAGGTGTAACCTGCCCATGGAGAAGTGGGTACCATCCACACCGATACCGAAGAACCGGAGTAGTTAGTCTTAGTGGTGATGATTGCCATAGCGATGTCAAGACGATCTTGATCGCGTACAGCAGTATTGGCTTCTACTGGGTTAGCACGGTTAGTCTTCTTCTTCAGAATGGTTGCCCAGTTCAGGAAGACCGGCAGGAACCGCAGACGGAACCATGCCGAGAAGTTATAACCGCCAGGTGTACCCAGCGTTACACCAAAGGAAGGACCGATGGCTTTAATGACATCATCAACACTACCTTCCCAGGTAGCTTGACCGGTAGTGCCATATTTCAACTGTGGACCTAAGTAGACTTCAAGGCTATCTAATGCGCGTACCTTGATGGTATCCATTTCTGTCAGACCGTAGGTCTTATAGCGGATAGCCGTAATCGCATCAATCGTACCTTGAGAGCCGCTCGTGTAAGCACCTACATCAACGCCAGCAGTTGCTGAGTAAGTTACCCCAGAACCAACTGTACCCGCTAATGCAGCACCACCAGAGCCATCTGCATCCATGTCCTTAGACAGAGCACCAGCATTAGGATCAGCAGCAGGAAGATCAGTTGCCTTACCTTCAGAATTAGCTAAACCAGAACCTTGGGAATCAGGAGAACCTGCAGCTACACCAGCAGCAGCTGCAACAGCATTGGCATCAACCTTATTCTTTTCAGTAGCCGATTTATTTTCTTCATCCAGCTTCTTGTCCGTGGCTTCAACTAACTTAGCCACGCCTTCGGCATCAACGGGGAGTTCCTTTAAGTCTTTGAATGGCGAAATCTTCACGCCATAGGGACCATCTGGGAATGCAGCCTTAGACAAATACTTCTTCTTGTCTTCGTACTTCAGTTTCTCCACGTCACCCAGATCTGTCTTGGGATCAACTTCATGCAGACTTTGCAGATGTTTCATGAAGACAGGTTTGAATCGACGCATGAACCAGTCAATCCAAATTGCCATCTCCTTGTCCTTACCAGGATCCACATCAAAGCCATCAACTAATTCCTTAGCCTTCAGATCCTTAGGGATATTCAGCTTAGGAGTATCGCCATCAAACTCAACATACTTCTGGAGTTTGTCTTCTAACTTGAAGAGTGCATCAGCGTGGTCTTTGTCATCAGGCAGAATACCGTATTGAGCAGCACGGACTTTCGACAGAGTCGTCAGTCGTTTCTTGGTAGCAAACTGATACAGCTTGTAAGCACCATAGCCAACACCAGCAACTGCAGCTGCACCTAAGGCAATGGGAGAAGATAAGAGCGTCAGTAAGCCAGCGCCTAATGTACCAGCACCAGTCAAGAGTGTACCTGCTCCAGCCAGTGCAGAACCACCACCGACTAAAGAAGCTAATGAGAAGGCACCCATACCAGCAGTTAAGCCATCCATCAGCTTGTTTTGCGACTGACCAGTAGCCAAGTCGTAAACACTCTTAGCACCGTAGGCAACAGAACCAATACCCAGTGCTTTACCTAAGAAGCCACTACCCATCCCGAGCAAGCCTTTACCAGCACCCAGAATACCCTTACCAATACCACCAAGTCCAGGTAACTTAGAAGCGATGTAAGCACCGATACCAGATTTAGCAGCGTCACCTAAGCCGCTGTCCTTATCTTCCTCGTCACCTCCACCAGCTGCACCTCCGCCCTTCTTGCCGAAGAGTTTACCAAAGATGCCACCTAAGGCACCGAAACCACTCATCTTACCAAAACCAAGCTGTTGCTGTTTACGGTCTTCAGCTTCTTGCTTACTCTTGGCTTTCTCTTTGTCCTTACGATCTAAGTCAGCAGCGCTATTGTCGCGGATGCCATCACCATCAGCATCGCCGAAGACATTACCCTTACTCTTAGGAAGACGTGCATCCAAGATATCACGGATTTCAGTCAGACGTGTCACCATGGTTTTACCACCCACCATGATCACGCCATTAGGTCCAATGATCGAACCCAACATTCCCTTAGCAAAGTTCAAAGCACCATTGAGTACGGAGTCAGCTGCACCAATACCACGGAACAGAGAACGTACACCAAGACCTGCAACAGAACCTAACTTAGATGCAAACAAAGCCGCACCAAACTTCATCTTCTTACCGTAGACGTCTAAGAGACCATCCCGCACATCTTCTTCGGTTAAGACGACGTTATCGTTTTCATCGAGAACGGGTCCATCGATTTCAGAAGGACGAGCCAGAACCTTACCAGTACGAGCAGACTTATATTGACCTGCTTTAAACTTTTCAGCGTACAGCGTTGGGTTCTTAAAGCCCATGCGGTTGGTGTAGACGTCCTTAGGTACACGCAACATGTTGACGGCACCCATAACACCAGCCTTACCTACACCGTACACTGTTGGCACGGCTTTAGTAATAGCATCACGAGCAGTGTTTAAGACGTCATCAGCAGCACCTAGTCCTCGAATAGCGCCCTTACCGGCTTTGAGACCCAGTTTACCGATACCACCGATAATACCAGAGTTCCAAATCTTACCAGCGCCCCAAAGACCGGCAGTACCAATACCTGACAATACCTTATTGACTGCCTTACCCGTGCGGTTAGCTGCACCCAAGTAAGCACGGAAACCATTAGCAGCAGTACGAGCAGCGCCACGACCTGCAGCAAAAGGTGCTTTCCATAACGGCATCTTCCACCAAGGAGTTTTCATGGATTGCGTTGCGCCTTCTTTATTGATAGGAGCATCTCCACCTAAACCACCTTGCATGTACATACCGTTAGCCAGACGGTCTTCAATACGCATCAACGCATCACGTGTGGCTTCTAAGACGTCACGGCTGTTGTTCTCACGAATAGCTTGAAGGACTTCCTCACTATTCAAACCACTGCCGCTACTTTCGCCATTGGTGATATTATTGATTGTCCGATTGAAGGTACGGGTGTTAGTTGTGTTGTAGTTTGTGTCTGGACCACGAACACCACCCATACTGGCTGCAACACCCTTTTGTTCAGCTAACTGATACAGCGCTTGTTCACTGATGGGACGATCAGCAAAGTAATCGTACACTGCAGTCATGTCAATACGACCTTGCTTAACAATGCCAAGGTTTTCTAACAGACCCAGTTGACCGGAATCGATCATCTGTTGGATACGTTCTTTGTTGACGTCGGCCGAACGACCGAGGTTACGATAGCTGGTATTGAACTCAGCTCGTTTAGCACCATCTTTATCGTTCTTGTAGTAGTCTTTAAACAGACCTGCGAACTGAACACCATGCTTGGCTGCGTCTCCTTGATAGAAGAGGCGGTTAGTCAGGGTCTCAGCATCGCCTACTTTACCTTCAGCGTTACCACGTACCAGTTCACGTCCTAAAAGCTTACGCTGTTCAGGAGAGAGTTTCTTTTGCGGATCGATCTTGTCTAATGCCCGTTCGATTTCAGTTGACACGTTACCCTTAGACACTGGGTCAAACAACTTACTCAGTGTATTACGGCTAACAGCGCCTTCATGGTCGAAACGGTTACGATCGTAATCGTAAGTAATCAGTTGCGCTGATTGGTCACCAGTACGGATGATACGCAGCTCACGCTCAATACGCGACAGATAGCCGGGTAAGATCTCATTGATGGTCTTTAAGGTGCGACGGTTTAAATAAGCACTCTCGTCTAAATTACCACGCTTATCCACACCAACGGTTGTGTCTACGTTATTGATACCACGCAGCATGTCCTTGCCAAAATCAATGGCACGACCCTTTAACCCAAATTGATCTGTACGACTACGTGCCCAACGTTCTAACAGTTGAGGAACGTTCTGTGCATAGAAGCCAGCAGCATTACCACCACGACGTAATGTTTGGTTCTGTTCCAGATAACGACGAGCGTTAGGTGCAAAGCGACCCAACAATGCATCAATCACCGAACCAGCGCCAAGCTGTCCCGCAGCACGACCGGCTTGAGTAACACCATCGATGCCCATCCCATCAGCCATACCAGCCAGAGACGAAGCCTCACGTCCAATACCCACTGCTCCCTTTACCCGAGACAGCAGGTTCTTGGAAATGGTATTGGTTAAGTTCTCAAAGAACTGATCACGCTTCTTAAAGATGTTACCAGCTAAAGAGTTAACGATCTTGTTACGCAGCAGTTGCTCTGCGTATTCACCCGTCTTCAATTTAGCATAGTCAGGTAAGCCGGTGTTCTTGACCACGGCTTCTAAACTACGCAGCACTTTCACGTTGGTGGTCTTAGCCTCTTCCAACATGTCAACCGTAGCGTAGTACTGACGGTATTGTAATTCCAATGACTTACGCATGTAAGCTGCACCCACCTTCGTATTGAAGGCAGTGTTCTGGATCGTTGCAATGCGCATCTGATCCAAGATTTGTGCAGTTGTGGAGAAACGCTTCTGATCGATAGCGTCACGCATGCGTTCACGTACTTCGTCTTCAACACGGTGGCGATTATTCTGTTCAGTGTTGAATTGGAAAATCTCAGCTTGTAGACGTTCCAGTTCCGAATTACGGAAGTCATCTTTGCTAAAGAAAGATAACGGTGACGAATCCGTTTTGCTGAACTCTTTTAAGATGTCAGCAGCTTTCTTAGGCAGGTATTTCTCTGCAGCCGGGATGATTTTCTGTACAGCGCGACGCGAATCATTCAGAAGGGGTTTCGTGATGTTCGCAGCATCATTGTATAGATTCTTTCCAGAGCTTATGAGTTGGTCGCCGAATTCCATGGCTTCGCCATAGCCAGCAGGCAGCACCTTTTTAATGGTTTGCCTGATGACTGCGCCGGATGTAAGTTGAGACTTAGCACCCTTAACGAAACCTTGAGTAAACTTCGTCACCGGTTTGCGATCATCTTTCTGATTGCCGCCCGATGGACCGAAGTCGAAATCCGGCAGATCAAGCTCCATATCGGACCCACCAGAAAATGGGTCCATACTAAACTTCTTCTGCTTGGCCATATCCAGACCTCTCTTAAATGGAAAGCTAAATTTCGATTACACACATAATTTCGAGTATTTGTAGGGATAGTCCTCATGAAAAACCTATCAGTACCATTCAACGTCTTCTTCTTAGAGTTGAAGCCCGCTACGCTCATGCGTATGCGTCCGACGACTTCGTTGGAGATCTTTGATAATGCCAACAACCTGCATCCTGACGGACTGTTCTCTACCCTTACTTTTGGCAAAGTGGGTGATCCGCTTCGCATGCAGAAGTTTTCCTATATCGACATCAAGGTCGATATTCTTCATCCGGTGATGTATCGTGCCATTGGTAAGTTGAAACGCTTCCATACCGACATCTTAGCCGGTCGTGAATATGCCGTCTGGAATGAAGAACTGAAAGACTTCGATCGTAGTAACATCATCGAAGGTCAAACCGGTTACGAGTTCTTCATGCGACATATGAAGAGTATTGTGTACCCTCCTAATAAGAGTGTGCAGCGTCAGCAGAACATTGAACTGTTCAACAAGTTCAAGGACAAGGCATTAGTCAACAAGATTGTGGTTATGCCTGCTGGTTTCCGAGATGTAGAAATTGACAATGGTCGTGTGACCTTAGATGAGATCAATGGTTTCTACAAGACCATTCTGTCTATTGCCAACACCATTAGCCCGACTGCATTGCAAACTAACATCGAGATGTTAAACCGCTCGCGTTTCCGTTTGCAAACTGCATTCAATGAACTCTTTGCTCACTTAGAGCGAATGATTCAAGGTAAGCGTGGTTTCCTCTTGGGTAGCTGGGCTTCTCGTAGTCCCATGAACGGTACTCGTAACGTGATTACGGCTCTGGTCACACGGACTAACGAACTGGGTGCTCCTGGTTCCATTACCATGAACGACACGGTCTTGGGCATTTACCAAGCCATGAAGGCATACATGCCTGTAGCGCGCTTCTTAGTGCGTAACAAGTATCTGCCTTTAATCTTTAGCTCGGTGGAACGGCCAGCACGTCTGGTGGATCCTAAGACACTGAAGATGGTAGACGTTCAACTGAAGCCGCAAGTCTTTGACCGTTGGAATACGGACGAAGGTGTAGAGAAGATCATCTCAGCCTTCGGTGAAGAATCGGTACGTCACAAGCCATTGATGATTGATGGACACTACATGGGTCTGGTCTATCGTGGACCGGATGCTACGTTTAAGTTCTTGCAAGACATCGATGACTTACCGCCTCATCTGGACAAGAAGAACGTCACACCCATGACCTTCGTGGAATTGATGTACATGTCCATTGGTAACAAGTTAAACGAATACCCGATGTTCGTGACGCGTTACCCGGTGACTGGTGTGGGTTCCATTTATCCTTCGTTTGCTTATGTCAAGACCACGATTGCTCAAGACCAGCGTCGTGAACTCAATGACCTGTGGCAGCCGTGGGGTGAAACCTTCTACAGCTTCCCTGTACCTGGTGGTGAGTTCGTGAACTCACTGATTCCGCACCCGATGCACATTAGCCCTCTGGGCGCTGACTTTGACGGTGACATGTGTTCTGCTAACGGCACCTACACCGACGAGTCTAAAGTTGAAATCAAGAATTTCCTCTCCAAGAAGAAAGCGTACGTTGGTACTGACGGTCGTTTCATCTATCCGGCTGGTACTGACACGATTTCTTTGCTTTTGCACAACTTAACAGGTGAACCGGCATGATTCTTTACGATCAGTTCTTCCGGAACTATGCTATTCGTCTGCCTTCGGATCTGATTCGACCCAAGCTGCGCAAGATCAACTTCTTTGATCTGCCGCGTAACTCCATCGTGCACTACTACGATGACACGTCGATCGCTAATGGTCCGATGCATGATGAAATCTACCTGAAGAAAATCACCAAGCCTATTTACTTAGGCAACGTGACGACTTTAGCGTTCCAAAAAGGTAATCCTCGTCTGCGGGTACCCAACCCTGCTGACATGATTTCCAAGTACTTCTCCAAGCATCGTCGTTTCATCAAACTGCGGGACTTGCGTTTAGCTGGGCGTGATCAGACCACTGCGATCATGTACAACTACAACATGCTCCAGCACATCTACCAGTACATCCGCTCGAACTACAGTCATTACTTCGAGTGGTATAACACTTGGGCTACGATGGTGGCCAATGCTGAACAGGTGGCCAATGAAAGTGAACGCCATCAGTTCTTCGTTCTGAAGCTGCCGACTCTTTTGCCCTCGATCTCCGACATGCAGTTCGGTGAGCAACAGGCCAATGCAAACGTAGGTCAGTCTCTGGTACGTAAGTTCGATACGTCTGAACGTCGTATCCTGTTGGAGTTCTGGAAGATGCTTGGAGAACATCCCGAGACTTCGATCTTCAACATGATCAGTGAGCGTAACCGTAACCGCATTAACTTCGTTTTTGTGGAGTCGGGTCGTTGGACGTTCATTAACTTCGGTGTTCTGATGAGTTGGAAGAAAGCAACCAAGCAACAGTTGCTGGATGCTAAGGACAACCCAGAACTCATGTCGACACTGTTAAAGAAGAAAGGCTTTGCACCTTTGACGATGCAAAAGACTTTCCTGCGCAACATGATGTCCATCATGCAAGCGCGTTCGATCAACAGTGAAGAGGATGAAGTTGAAATCGATCTGGTTGAAGATGCACCTGAAGTCAATGGTGCTCCGATAGCTAAGCCTACTCCTAAGGCTGACACGACTAAACAGTTGGATAAGATCCCAACTAAGGCGGGACCCACTGGTGATGAAGGCGTCACCATAAAAAACCCGAGCCTGAAGAACCCAAGCGATACAACCCATTCTTCCAGTCCATCCTCCTCGGGAAGCGACGTAAAGGATGAAAGTTCTTCAGATGTACCGGTTGTGTCCGACCAGAGCTTAGATGAACTGGACAAAGAATTCTCAGTAGCTGAAGATATCCAACGTCACATCGACGAGGATCTTAAGCAGCTGGAATTGATGAATAAGAACAGCTTAATTGCAGAGGACAGCACTACCCCTGAAAATGAGTTTGCTCTTATCGCTGGTGATGTGGAAGCACCTACCTTAGCTGAATCGTTCATGAAGCGTCTGGACGCATTGGCCGATACTGGTGCTATTACTGGTCAAGACTATGCTCGACTGAAGAAGCACTCAGAAGAGTATAAGACCATGCCGATCCCAGAAGTCATCTCTTCGTCCGTGGCAGGTACCATGGAAGAGTTCGTCGATATCAAGCCAGAAGATCTGTCGATTGAGGAACCGCCTAAGCTTCCTGACATTCCTACTGTGGTTGATAAGACCATGCTGGAATCGACGCTGCTGGAGTTTGACTCTCAGTACATCGAGAAGGTCATGCAGCGTGACATCGCTGCGATGGTGTTGAACTTCCAGAAAGCTGGCATCGCTGTTAAGTCTTACGAAGTTGAAAAGATTGAGAACATCGCTGGTGCTTCTTATGTCTACACGGTCAAGACTGTACCTATTGAGGGTATGCCTAGTACTTGGGTATTCCGCTTACCCGTCCTGAATAAGGAAGGTGAGTACAAGTCCAATGACGTGAAGTACAACATGCGTAAGCAGCGCAGTGAAGTTCCCATTCTGAAGGTGAGTCAAGAGCGTGTGGCATTGACGTCTTATTACGGCAAGATCTTTGTGGATCGTTCGGATAAGAAGGTCAATGACTTTGGTACTTGGGTTCGTAACCAAGTGCGCGCCAAGGGATTGAACCCGGCTGACCCGACGATTGTGAACATTCACCCAGCTGATGTGTTCGATCCGAAGTTCAAAGCACCGCGTGCATACACCATCATGGCTAACGGCTTTACTGACTTGGGTGTGACGCCCTCGTTCGTACCCGATGGCTTTGAAGCAGATTCCTACATGCTCTGCTTTGACCATACTAAGCGCAAAGCTCTGTATGGTGAAGAAGTGGTCGCTGCATTGGAACAAGGTGGTCAGGTAGTCTTTGGTCGCGCAATGCGTGGTGGTTTCTTAACGGTTGACCATCATGGCACGATCTATCTGACACGTGCTGATATGAATCCGCAACCGCTGATGACTTTTGATCAGCTGTTATCTCTGGACATGAGTAAGCAACCTCCGGTGGACTTTGTGGAGTTGCGTTATCTGGGTAAGTCTGTTCCGTTGGCTTTTGTCTTAGCCTACGAAATGGGTCTGACGCAGTTAATGCAATATCTGCGAGTGACTCCGCGTCGTGTGCCTGTGGGTACACGTGTATCGCTGGCTCAGAATGAATTCGGTATTGTGTTTAACGACACGACGCTGATCTTCAACCGTGATAACAGTGTAGCATCGCTGATCATGGCAGGGTGGAATGAATATCACCGCAGTATTCGTGAGTATGACTATCATGAATTTGACCGCCGTGGTGTTTACTTCAACATCTTCGATAAACACGGCATGACCGTGAAGTACTTGCGTGAAATCGATCTGATGTACCAGCTCTACATCGACCCGATCACAAAAGACTTGCTGCAAGAGATGAATGAGCCTACAGAGTTCCGTCCTCTGTTAGTTCGTTGCGCTCAACTGTTAACGACAGATGAATATCCAGATACCATTAACCGTGAGAAGGGTTATGAACGGATGGCCGGTGCAGTTTACGCTGAACTGGTTAATGCTGTTCGTGCTCACTCGGGTCGACCCAATAAGTCTAAACAACCTATTGAACTGAACCCGCACGAGATCTGGAAGAACATCACGACTGACCCGTCGAATGCTCAAGTCACTGACATCAACCCGATTCAGAACTTGAAAGAGAAAGAAGCTGCTACCTTCAGTGGTAATGGTGGTCGCAGTTCTCGCTCGATGGTTAAGAGGACTCGTCTGTATCGTGAAAGCGATAAGGGCGTGATCTCGGAGTCGACCGTTGACTCGGGCAGCGTGGGTATTAACGTCTACATGAGTGCTAACCCGCGCTTTAAGTCTTTACGTGGTCTGCCTAAGGGCGGTTACGATCCTGAAAAGGATGGCGTGACTTCTCTCTTGTCGACATCAGCATTACTGGCACCTGGTTCTGACCGGGATGACCCTAAGCGTGTGAACTTCGTGGCGATTCAAAACGCACACGGTGTGGCATGTGAAGGTTATCATCAAATGCCAGTGCGTACCGGTTATGAAGCAGTGATTGCTCATCGTACCGGTAGCATGTTCGCTGTGTCGGCTAAACAGCCGGGTCGTGTGATCTCGATTAACACAGCAGGTATCATCGTTGAGTATGCTGATGGTACTCGTGAAGGTGTTGAACTGGGTCGTCGCTTTGGTGATGCTGCTGGTCTGACTATTCCCCATGACATCGTCACCTTCTTGAAGGTGGGTCAGGAATTTAAGCCCGGTGCCATCATTGCCTATAACACTGGCTTCTTCGAACGGGATGTTCTTTATCCTGACAACGTGATCCTGAAGAATTCCATGTTGGTACGCACTGTACTGCTGGAAGCTCCGATTACGTTTGAAGATAGCTCGGCCATCTCGAAGCGGGCTGCTCTTAAAATGGCAACCAATATCACCAAGGTCAAAGAGATCGTGGTGAGCTTTGAGCAAGAGGTGCACAAGTTAGTTCAAGAGAAGCAACTCGTTGAAGCAGAGGATATTTTATGCATCATTGAGGACCAGGCGACCGCACAGTCTGGTTTATTCGATGAAACCTCTTTGGATACGTTGCGTACTTTGAGCAACCAAGCTCCTCAGGCTAAAGTCAAAGGTATGATCGACCGCATTGAGGTGTACTACAACGGTGAGTTAGAAGACATGAGTGATTCGCTACGTGCAATCGCTGTGAGTTCTGACAATCAACTGAAGTATCGTCAGAAATCTTCTGGTAAACAAGCATTTACTGGACAGGTGGATGACAACTTCCGTGTCGATGGTAATCCATTGTTAATGGACACCATGGTCATCCGTGTGTACATCACTTCGTCAGTTGGTGCTGGCGTAGGTGACAAGGGCGTGTTCTGCAACCAGATGAAAACCGTTATCGGTGAAATCATGGAGCGGGACATCGTCACTGAATCCGGTGTGGTGATTGATGCGATTTTCGGTCAGAAGTCGATTGACGATCGTATCGTGACGAACCCAGCAATTATCGGCACGACAGCTACTCTCTTAGAGGTCGGAGCAAAACGAGTGGTAAAGGCTTACCGCTCCTAAAGTAGAGATGGGGGAAACTCCATCTCTACGATCGATTTTCACCCAGTCCTCTTTAGGAATTTCCATGAAACAAAACTCTGCCTTTTCGACGTTGGCGGCACTCGCCAACATCAACGAACTCGCAAGTGCCTTGCTGCCTGCTGTAGTCGGTGGTGCACTGGCCGACAACATCGATGGTCAGCCGGTTCGTCAAGCAACGATTCACGCTTTGGCTATGGCTGAAGTGCAGAAGACCTTCAACCAAGTTCTGGAGGCTAAATAATGCTGACCCAACAAGCAATTCAAGCAGCGATTCCTCTGGTACTTCAATTTGAAGCCGCAGGTCGCATGCTGACTCCTGTTCCGGGTTCTCCTCTGGACGGGCTGTGCCAAGCCACTTACAAAGGTGAGCTGTCGCAAGTAGCCAATGCTTCTCCTGAAGTAGGTGGTGAGACCGAACGTCAAATGCTGGAACGCATCACTTCCCAGATTGACATCATGACCAACTCCAATCTGGCTGCTGTGGAAGAAAACATCCATAGCACCACCATGGACACCTGGGTACAGGTGGGCGTTGATGCCATCAAGAACGTGATCACCGTGGCGCGCAGCCAAGTATCGCCTGCTGTGACTGACTTAGCTGAACGCGTGGCGGCTAAGTTGAACGAGATGTCGCCTGCCGATGTAGCTGGTCGTGAAATCAAGATCCGTCCGGTCAATCCGATTCTGGATAACAACCAGCTGCGCTCGCTGACCTCGAAGTTCATCGATGGTACCATCGTCGAAGATCCTCCGCTGACGCTGCGTGCAGCTGACGTGGACGCCAACAGCATTCGTGAAATGATGCTGACCAAAGTACCTTCACTGGATGGCGTGATCCAGACCTGGGCGGCTAACCTGTCGGATCAATGGCTGGTGTCTCTGTGGCAAACCGTCTTCGCCGGTGGTCGTACTTCGGTGGCGCCTTTCGCTGGTCGTACTCTGCGTGAGATCCTGACCGACAGCCGCTTCCAAGAAGATGCCGCACTGGCAGTATTCCTGCTGGGTAACCATCTGATCGAAGAAGGTCCGCCAGAAGGTACCGTGGGTGGTATCAGCCAATTCGAAGATCTGGTATCGCGTTATCGCAATCAAGCAGCAGCTCAACTGGAGCGTCTGCTGGAACATGCTGAGAAGACCTCTGAGCGTGGTTACCTGATCGCGTCCAAGGCTGGTACTGAGATCGTGGTCAACGAAGCCATCTACAACAAGTTCCTGGATGAAGGCGGTACTAACGAAGCCATTCTGGGTCTTCTGGTGTCGGGTGACAATGCTACCACCATCGATGAAGTGATGGAAGGCCGTGCTCGCTACGAACGCCTGTGGGATCAGGAACTGGCTTACCGTACTGAAACCAACACTGCTCAACTCTTCACCCTGAAGAAGAACATTCTGGCTGACGAGTTCAAGCAGCAGGCTCTGGAAGACGCACTGCGTGAAGGCGAGGACATGATGATCGCCAACCAACGTGTGAGCGACCTGACTGGCCAATTCAAGCTGTATCTGGAAACCCTGGTCCTGAAGGATCTGGACAACCTGTACGAAGTGTGCTTGAAGGGTCTGTGCCAGACTCGCTTCCCGGATGCCGATTCGTACGAGTATCTGTCGGACATCGCCCGCATCATGAATGAGAACCCGCGTCTGGATGCTCCTTCGGCTGCAACTGTTGCGATGCTGAAGTACATCGTGCGCTGGTTGATCTCTCAGCTGCGCGTATCCTCGAACTAATAGGAGTGCTGTATGGACTTTAGGAAACTGGTCAGAGATCCTGCCAAGGTCCGAGAGTGCCTACGTGAGATGGAAGACACTAGCGTTGTTGCTATTAAGCCTTTGCGGATTTACATTCCTGCACGGTTTGCTGAACGTAACCTCGCTAGTGTTGGTGCAGATACCTGGATCGTCGGTATTTGTGCCACAGTGACGGAAGATGGTTTTTATGCGGTATCGCTGATCAATGCGATGTGGCGTATTGAACCAACTGCCACTGAAAAGGTGATGTTTGATGAAGATGAGTACTACGAGTTCTTTTTTGAACCAGGGTCTCGCTTCATCTCCACGACGAACTTGGTGAAGACCGATACCTTGGTGTATCGCATCTATGACGAGATCGTCTCCAAGGCTCGGGTACCCTGGTATCTGAATTACTTGGATATGGGTCGTCTTTTCGACACTGCGAAGAAACACGCAGGTACTAACGTGGGTGAGAACCAGGTGATTACTGAACTGATCATCAGCATTATTGCCCGTGACATGTACGATCGCCACATCGGGTTCCGTCTTACCTTAAACGAACCAAACGACATGGTCAATAAGCGTCCGGCTTACATTGCGTTACGTAGCGTGACTTACGCTGCAAGTAACACAACCAATAAGCTGGCAGGTAATCGTTTCCAAGACGGTATGGTAAGTGCACTTGTGACTCCTACCGAACGTGTTGAGAAGCTGGAAGAACTTTTACGGAAGTAGCTAAGGAGCTTTGTATGAGTGACATTCAATTCTTCCATTATGACGCCTTTGATGAAGCATCGCGTCAGGTACGTGAAGATCCCAACTATTTCAAGCCAACTGGACCAATTGAATTTTGTCACTACGAAGCCTTTGCTGAAGCCTCACGCCAAGTTCAAAGGAAGATGGCTAATCTACTTGAGTCATTTGAAAGAGATCGTGGTGGTGCGGAACTCCCTAATCCACAACAAACAAGGTGAGAGATCATGTACGGCATGCCTAACATGAATACCGTTCGCTTTGCTTGCACAGCCTTAATGGGTACCAATAAGACTGGTAAGCTCGTCAAAGATGCGAATGGGTATTACACCGTCGTGTTGGGTGCGCTGGATGTTTTGAATAGTGCTGGTGCCTTCTACTCGTATGAAGGTGCTAAAGAGCTGTTTGAAGAATCTGGCCCGCTCATGCGACGTGTTGCCAATGGTGCACTGAAAGGTGAGTATGGTCATCCTAAGCGTTTGCCTGGGATGACGATTGATGAATTCGCTCAACGGATCATGACGATCAATGAGCGTGACATCTGCGTGCACATCAAGGAAGTGTATCTGGACTTCGAATCGATTAAAGACCCGCAGACTGGTAAACCGGTCATTGCGATCTTTGGTAAGATCCTGCCGTCGGGTCCCATGGGTCCGGCACTGGAGAAGTCTTTAGAGAATCCTGACGAAAACGTCTGCTTCTCGATTCGTTCGTTTACTCACGATACTCAGGATCGTCGTGGTCAAGTCACTAAAGTCTTGAAGACGATTGTGACTTGGGACTACGTCAATGAACCGGGTATCAAGTACGCCAACAAGTACGGCAATCCCGCTCTGGAATCGTTCGATGGGGATGAAACTGAGTTTACTCGCGGTAACATCCAACGTGCGGTCGATCCCAAGGGTCGTGGATTCGGTTTAGAGTCGTCGGTGATCCTGACGGCTGAAGAACTGTTCCAATCGATGAACTGGCAATTCGATACCTCGAAGAAGCCTGGTTACGCCAATTGGTAAAACGCCTCTAATTGCCTAGGAGTAACATCCTAGGCAATTATGCCCTTAAATCCGGCATTCTAAATATATTCAGACCCATATTACTTACTTGATTAGCAACAGAAGTAGCGTAAAAAATTACACCGCTAGTACCTTCTATGCTCTTAAGGAGTCACAACTATTTCTCCAACGAAAGAGGAACCATGGTAGACAAGGAACAAGCATTGCTGAGCTATAACGGTCACGACCTGCGTGTGGCTGCTGTACTCGCAGCAGGCGCTGAGCCTGCACCGCGCTTTCCAGTAAAGCTTGAAGAACTCATCATTCCGCAGCACCCGCTGTACGATGAACTCAAGTTGCAATACAAGGGTCCCAAAGTGGAGCCCAAGAAAGGACACGTTCTGGTGACCAAGTACAAGACCGGCTACGCCGTGCTCTTGGGCGATGTCTCACCGAACCTCAAGAAAACCGAAGACGGTATGACCGTCGTGGTTACGCTGATTTCGAGCCATGCATTGAAACGTGCGCGGGTCTTGGATGATGCGGATGTAGCACCAGCAGCTCCTTCTGTGAGCAGCGACCCGCGCACAGGGTCCGGTCGCTGGAGTTCCGGAGATACGCGTACACAGCCTGATCGTACGCGACCTTCTTATCGCAGTGAACGCAATACCACTGAGAACGAAGGTCGGTTTAAAAGCCATCTGCGTAACAACACGCGTACTCGTCCCTGAAGCAATTGAAGTAAACTAAGCTTTATCTTTTTAATCCCTTTTAACTTGCAAGTAAAGGAAACTCTGTATGACCACCGCAACCAAAGCCAAAGCCGACGCAACCGTCAAGGAATTCACCGAAGCCGACCTGAAACCGGAAGTCGTCGAACTGGCTGGCAAGATCGGCAAGGAAATCACCCTGTCCAACGACGGCGTGGCCACCGTGCCCGATGACCTCTACGTCCGCAACATGCCCGAAGGTGTGACGGAAGAATCGGTCCGTGCTCATCAGAAGTACGACACCCAGTTCGTCGCCGCATCGGCCCTGGCCTTCGGTGAAGCCGCCAACAAGGTCGCCAAGAAGCACAAGGATCTGGCCGAAAGCAGTCTGACCGTCAAGACCGTCGGTCGCGACAACATCGAAGTCAACTGGCAGCGTGAGAACACCCGCCCCAATCCGCAAGTCAAGGGCGAGACCATCACCACCTTCGGTCGCACCACCGTGGCCATCAACCAGTTCGCAGATCGCGGCAGTTCGGGCGACCTGAGCAAGGTTCGCAAGATCATCGCCAATCGTGCCAAGGAATCGTTCGGCAAGTAAGCCGAATACCCACTGCGATCGCTTGTAGTCTAAAGAGCCCCGATCCAGTCACATGGGTTGGGGCTCTTTATGACGATCTTTATTTTTGAATAAAAACAGGAGCTATGTAATGCGTAAAACGGAATACCTCGACAAGATCATCGATACTGACGTGTTCGTCGGTGAACGTGCCACTGCAACGAATGGCTGGAGTCTGTCCAGCGGCTGCGGTTCTTACTCCCATGCATTCGTGGCCAATCCATATCCGCTCGTGTTGATCTCGCCTGCTGGTGACATGGTCTGGAGTGCCACCGTCAAGCGTGAGAACGTCAACACCCATGGTCCGGAAAACGAATCGCTGTATTTCCGTGAAGCACTGGAGAGCCGCTTCTCCAAAATCGACAACGATGGCTGCCCGATCAAAAGCGATGAGTACGACTGGCGTGCACCTGTGCTGCTGGCTGACTACTTCTACTCGCCGACTTCGCGCAAGACTACCAAGTCCTCCAGGTCGCTCTACAGCGAATGGAGTCTGAACAGCGACACCGATTTCATCAGCGTATCCATGCTGGTTGAACCTCCTCTGCAATGGCGTGCAAACTTCGGTCTGCGTAAGGTACGCGGTCAGCTGTATCGCACAGCTTACGACAGCACCTGGCTGCTGATCGTTCGTCCTGGTCAAGGTGAACGTGCTGATCAATCGGATTCGCGCTTCGCACTGCTGCTGACCGAAGGTCGTCGTTGGGCCGTACATATCGACTACAACGAAGCCCTCAAGTCCCTCGAACGGGAAGAGGTTACTTCCGAGTAACAGTCATAAAAGCCGGGCTAACCACCCGGCTTGAAAAGGAGAAATCAATGTATAAAGATCTTATTGGGTTTATCGTACCTAGTGGTCGTGTCAAGGTCGATGAACTGGAACGCGGATCGGTACACGTTTTCAAAGTGGATGGTGACAATATCCCACCTACCATGGCATTGAAGATTGAAGATGAGGTCTTCGTCCACACCATCGAATTGGTGTATTCCAAAGAATATCATCGTCAGAGCGTGGAGATCACCCGGATCGTCCGCAAGGTAGAAGATCGTCCTCATCCGAATGGGTACATCATTGAGAAAAGCTACAGTACCTATCGTGAACGTGTGAACTACCGTGTACAGTTCGGCGTAAACCTGTTTGCGGATGACGCATGGAACAAACTGCGAGAGTATTACAAGCCAGCCATCATGCACTCCCGCTGGCACACTGCAGATGTAGCTATGTCGGCTAAGGAAGAGGCTGATGTAATCGCTGCGATTGGTCAGGGTTAATCCATGACTGCCGTCCTTGTCTGGACAACACAGATTGGACAGCATCGCTTTGTCAAAGAGAAAGGGATCCATCTCCTCGACGTGACCGCGAAGAGTGGTTTACTCGCATTTGCCCCAGCATTTGCAGATGTGATGGCGTACAAACGAGGAGAACTCTCTCAGAGCGATTATACGGCTCTCTACGAGGTTAAAATGGAGCGGTCGAGGAAAGTCTTCGACTACGTCTGGAAAACGCTCCTAGCGCCTCCTAATGGCCGCGTAGCGATAGCCTGTTATTGTCCTAAAGGTGAGTTCTGTCATCGCCACCTATTTTTGAAAATGATGCAGGACTATTATCATCAACACGGACGTGAACTCATTTACATGGGTGAACTGTTCAATTATAGAAAGATCAAAAAATGAGCAAGATTAAATATCGCATGGAGCATGACCTCAGCCGCCGTACTGTGAATCTGCTGACCACGGAAAACGGTAAGGAAAATCTCAAAACGGTCAAGATCGGTGTGGACTACATCATGATCTCCGATGAAGGGGATGACGGCAACGAACGTGTCACACAGACTCAACTGAGTCGTGAGAAGGCGCGTCAGCTGTACAAGCAACTCTTTGGCACCATCAGTCGTAACAAGCGTGAAGGCTTTTACGCCGGACATGATCTGGGTTCTGCATCACGTGTTCACGCTAAGACGGTTATCATCGATAACCAACTCACCGCTTTCCCCGGATCGGAACTGGCACGTAATACCAAGATCATGCGCGGTCAGTGCGTTCTGACCAAACGTTTCGGACTATCTGAAAAACCGGACTTCCATGGAACTCAAAAACCATCCCAAGCTAGCGAAGGTCAAGGTTGACATTGTTCCTGAAGCGGTTCCAATCTTGGAATACGTAGTTGGTCTGGAACAAGTCACCGAAATCAACGCTTTCGAAAGCATCAACCCCGTGCCGTCACTGTCTAAACTAAGTAACGCTGCCATTGCGTTACATGGCAGCACGTTGTTAGTCATCCGGGGTAAGTCTCGCACGCAGCGGTTCTTCATCGTTGTAGCAGGCTGGAAAGAAGTCAGACCTCTGACGATCAAATTGAAAGAGATGATCGAAGAGTCCATCAATAAACAACTGGAACAAGAAAATGGAAAACGGTAAAGTAGCGACTCCTCTGAAGTTCAAAGGCTTCTACACCAGCAAGATCGCCGATCTGAGAAGCTACCAGAGCGCATTTGCGAAGATGGCGGCCAACTACGAAGCTCCTTCTGAACCTGAAATGAAGATTCGTCAGATCGTCACCACCGTGGCCCGTATGGCTTACAGTGCACGGGCATTGCACTTCCACGGTCTCAACGAGAATGACAGTGACGGCATGCAGATGTACAACACCATCACCAAGGGTTTTGAAGAAATGGCTGATGGTCTGGAAGTGGACGAACTGCTGAAAGCAATCGCTGCTGAAACTCGTCTGCCTTATATCCTGAGCCTCATGATGTTGGTCGACATGTACCTCTACCGTGTGCCTTCTTACCTGCCACCGGAAGAAGACTTCAACCGCAACAAAGAGTTCTCGTTGATCAACCTGATCTCTGATGCTTTCTACCACCTGCTGTTTGTTGATCCGGCAGCCATTGTCATGACGGAAGACCATCCTTTTGAAAACATCGGCTGGATGTTGCGTCAGCCGATTGCACCAGCGCTTTATCCCATTCGCATTGGCGAACTCAAATCCGCCGCCATTGACGAAAACACTCTGTAACACAACAACCTAGCTTTCTACTTAATGAAAGGAAATACCATGAACGCACAAGTCCTCGATGAAGTCATCACCGATCCCACCAACCCGGCCTACTTCTCTGAAGAGAACATGAACGCCCGTTTCGCCAAGATGGAAGAGGAACGGAAGATCACCGACAGCATCAACGATCGTTCCAAGCAAGCCAAGGAACTGATCGAGTCCTGCTTCTGGCCGCGCATGCATGTCAGGAAATTGCATAGCCTGGTCGACAAGCTGCGTGTGAACTGCTTCGACCATCCCAGCCTGAACAACATCGGCGCACTGGAAAAGTATCCCGACTACCACATCAAGGCCAGCCAGACCTTGGACTGGATCATCGCCAGCTGCAAGACCATGCTGGCACAGGGTACCTTCGATGACGTCGGTGATGATTACGAAGTCATCAAGAAGCGCATCGAAGTCCAGCTGTACCGTGAACGTCGTATCCGTCGCCGCTTTGAGCGTCCCAACACGCCTCTGAGCATGATGACGTCGGGCACTCGTATCAAGTACGAGCTGTCCTGTGAAGGTGAGAAAGAAGGTACGATCATGAACGTGGTCCAGAACGGTATCAACAGCTACTGCGTTGAACTGATGGAAATCGTTGAAGATCGTTGCTCCCACGAACACCCTGGTCCGGGTGAACACAAGAGCTTCAACCACACCTGGGTCAGGTCGGTGATCAAGAGCAATCCGGGTCATCTGAAGATCGACGACAGCTGGCAACGTAATGTCCAGCTGTTCCGTCGTGACGTTCCCAAGAAGCGCTTCAATGCCAAGGTCAAGAAGATCAAGGCAACGAAGCAACACGAGATGGGTGACAAACGTTGGCGCTATGAAATGCTGCCAAACTACAATGCCACCCACACAAAGGATGGCATTCCGTTCATTCGTCGCGGTGGCAAGTATCGGATGGATCGTGGTAGCGATCTGATCGCTGCATTGATCTCGAAGTACGAGCCGACTCATGAGCGTGTGGCCGTGGACGTCCAAAGCCTGATGATTTACCTCCACAGCCGTGGGGTGATGCGGATGGTTGCGGATGGTCGCTTCTGGGAAAGTGTATTCGTGGTGGACCGTGATCGTCTGGAAAAGGCGATCAAGCAAAACCTGAATCGCTTCAAGCTCACGAAGGAAACTCGTCGTGAAATGGCTCGCCAACACGATGCTGAAATGGATCGCATCGCGATGGCTGACTGGGAAGACTAATCAGGTGGACCTCTTCGGGGGTCCACCTGTATGCTCTCAATTTGTTTAAAGGGATAGCTGTGAATAAAGATAAAGTCAAGAAAGGCATGTGGGTAGTGCATACCAGCAATGCCGTAGGAAAAGTCGTCTGGGTCGATCCTGACACAGGTAAGGACAGTAACGGCATACAAGTCGAATGGATGGATTCCATCCACAAACTGGATACTCAGTTTGTTGACTGTCGTGAAGTCATGCTCTATGTCGGTCCGATGTTAGCTGGTTTCATGGTCAATCCCGGCAGCGACAGCGCACCCAAGCCAGCTATGTCTCGTCTGGTGAACATGCCGTTGCAACTGACAGGTTCGGCCTTACGTGATCTCTACCTGATGAATGATGGTGACATCAACGTCTGGCTGCATCGCTTGAACTTCCATTACCAGAACATCGGTGCTGGACACATCATGCCTCAGGGTAACTTCAACGATGGTAAAGCTTGGTTCTTGCATTGGGGTACACTGCAGGTACTGACCTTCGGACGCTCTATCCTCAGAGAGAACCTCGAAGCTGCACTCTTGCCAGAGAACCTTGCTGGCATTTTGGAACGTTATAAATAAGAAAGGATAATCGTGGATCAGACCCAACAAACTCCCAAGAAAGAAAAACCCGTCTGCCGTAATTGCGGCTCTGACAACGTGTGCATCGATGCAGCGGCACGCTGGGACAATGAACTGCAAGACTGGAAACTCTCTGGCACGCATGACTCCGGTCACTGCGACAACTGCGAAGAAGAGTTCAAGCGCTTAGACTGGGTTCCTGTGGAGAACAAAGCATGACCACCACCCAAGTCTTGAATGACGACGGCAGTGTCATGACACTCGAACAGGCAGAAGCTATCGTTGCCTACGATGGATATGGTGCTCCGTACATTGACTTCAACTCAGCTGATACTGTAATCCTCGATGGTGAATTCGGGCATCGCATGCTCAAAGCACTCCTCGTTGTTATGGAACACAAAATGCTGAAGGCATAAAACCCTCACCACCTCCTCCCGATGTACTGGGATGGAGGTGGTGAGGTTTGCCAAGGTATTTCTTTTTTGGATTAGACCGGCAGAGCGGACGAACCCAGAGCTTCCACACCTTCCTTGTACGAACGGGAAGTGCGTGCGACGTCTGCCGAGATCTGTTGGACGAAGGCAGGACGTTGGTACGGGTTGGCAGCCGACAGGTTGATGCCCGAGAGCATCTCTTGTGCGAATGCATCCACACCAGCGCCGACTTGAGCAATACCGGTGAATTCCACATCGTGGCTCACGGTTTCCATTGCTTGGGTCAGGTCGCGGTGGCCAGTGATCTGACCAGACGACTTGGGCATCATGTTGGTGATGAGCCAGGCTTTGACGACCTTGGTATGGGTCGGGTCCGGTTCCATGAACAGCATGGTCGCCGAGTAACGGTCGGCCAGCATGTCGGTCGGAGCAGAACCAGTCAGGGTTGCGATTTCTGCAACCTTGGTTTCCGGATCCATCATCAGCATGCGAATCCAGCCCGACAGGAAGCGAGCAACCGGCATGCCGTACTTTTCCGACCAGCGGAACGATACGTTGGAGCGGTCACGCTTCACGTCGATGAAGTCTTCGTGTTGTTCACCAGCACCACCAACGGCGGTCTGAGCGAAGTCCACTTGCAGAGTCTGGTTCAGGCCATCAATAGCCATGGCGTGGAGTTCAACCAGCGAACGCAGCGTACCAACCCAGTACTCAGGGTTGTTGAGTAGCTGGAAGCCGCTCGGTGCCTCAACTAACATGCAGATGAGGTTACGGCGAACGTACGACTGGTTGTTAATCCACTCAGTCAGGTTGGTACTGTAGCCCATCTGACCACCCAGCTGGAGATTCACCATGGGGGCATGAACGGACGACGAGTACGCCTGACCCGTGAGCAGGGTATCAGCGAGACGAGTAGGCATGTTGAATTTCCTTAAGCAGCGGCTTGATAATCATCGAGGCGGAAAGCTTCGACGTACAGGGTTTCGATGGTCTTCATGTTCGGACCGTAGACCTTGATGCGCAGCGTCCAGCTGTAGCCACGATCCTTGTCACCCTGGGTGAAGTAGCAATCCGGCACGACGATGATCACGTCATCGAACTTGCCTTCGCACTGCTCAGTGACGAACTTGTTGACACGTTCGATCAGTTGATCGTTGTTCAGCTTAACCGAACCCGAGAAGGTGCGGTGAGCCAGTTCGCCGATCTTCATGACTTCGCAGATCGCGTGAGCGATCAGTTCAGACTTCAGGATCGAAGTGTCGTCACTGTAGACGGTTTGCAGGGCCGGGAAGTAGAAAGTACGACGATCCGACGGTTCCACCCAGTTCAGACCAACATCCCACTCAGTGTTACGAGTGGTACCCGGTGCATTGGGTACGTTGATGTTCTTGAACAGCGTGACCTTGTTGTTCGGGTCGATATCGTAGATCTGACCATTGGTCCACTTACCGTTGGACGCACCCATGTACTTGGCACGCTTCACAGCGATTTCAATCACCAGCGGCAGTTCCTTGGTCCAGGTGTTATCCACCAGAGTACCCGAACGACCGATGATGGACGCACGGACAGCAGGAGTACCGAAGTATTCCGAATCCGGATAGTTACGCACACGAGCCAGCAGAGACTGGGCGATCGATTCTTCTTGCGACAGGTTCAGTACCGGACCAGTGGAGTCATGGCAAGCCAGCGTCAGGAAGGTATCCTTACGGGCAGCAATGAAGCTGATCATGTCATACTTGGTAGCCATCGGGAAGCCGGTATCGTACATATCGGAAACCGGATACAGCGCCAGGTTCTGATAATCGTGAGCCGGATCAGCCCAATTGATCACGTCGGCCGACACCAGAGCAGCGAAGTTATCGTCGCTCATGTCGCCATCCGAACCACCTTGAGCGTACAGGTTCATGCTTTCGCTGAACTTGAACTCTTCATCAGTAGTTACCTTGATCTGGTAGGTGTGATACGGCGAGTTCTGCGAAGACACGCCACCATACAGGTTGAAGCGATAGGCTTGGTCGGTGTCGCCTGCGACTAAGTCGGAATAGGCATCGACGTACGGCAGTTCAGCAGCCACGAACAGATCCAGCAGCGTCTTGATGTTGGCATCGTAAGTATGGAACTTACCGAAGTCACCATAGACCGGAGGATTGGTCGAGGAAGGATCGATCGACTGGTAAGCGGCCGGGAATACGTCACCCACGTATTGCTGAGCATCCAGATACGGGTTGATGTAGTCAGGCTTCAGTACGAAGTCAACGGACTGTTCTGCGTTGATGTTGGAAACGAGCTTAGGCGTTGCCATGTCAGTGCTACGCGAGGTAACAGCAATACGGAACGGATAGACTTTTTCCTTGGTCAGCAGACGACCATCGATCGGGGTGTTCGACAGCAGCGTCGGAGCGTAGATACGCAGTGCGCTGTTGTTACCCCAGTCACCGAAGGACGAGATCTCAGCGTCGTGCAGCGGGTAACGCTTGGACTGAGTACCTGCGGTGGTGTCAACTTGATCACCGTCGATAATGGCGCCCTGACCGAAGGTCGAGTTACCATCTTCATCGAGGGGGATTTCCACGCCGATGAACTTGACCGAGTAACCAGCCACAGTCGGAGTGGCGGTCGATTTGACCGGATCACCGTTGACGTCTTTCTTGATCGAGCCGTCAGAATTGCGCTCGTAGTTGTCCAGGGTAGTAGCCAGGACGTCAGCGTAGATACGCACCGTTGCCGTCTTGGCATCAGCAGGTTTCAGACGCTTAATGAAGTGCGTGTTGGCTGCAGCCGAAAGCTTGTTGGACAGCACCGTTTGGTGAGTCGCCCACTTTTGGCGCAGGTCAAACGAGTCGGATCCATAGACCAGATCGCGGGAGTTACCGACGACCGGGCTTGCAATTTCAGGACCTTTCTTCGTGAAGAGATAAACGAAAGGGAAGTGCTGCGGACGCACTTCTGGCTCGTAGGCCGGAGTCACGGTACTGCTATCTTTGGTACCCAGATTCCGTACCATCGGTGCCGCGTTGATAAATGGAGACGACATATCTGTATCCTGACGATGAATGGTATGGTTTCAGAACGATGCCTTGCATCATATTAATTCTAAAATTACTACGGTGCACGAATCATTTGATGATCGTTAATAATAGGAATTGGTCCTACTATAGAACATAGAATGACCCTTATATCCTACCGTAGTAATCTCAATTAGGACTTGCCATGTCGATTTTCAAAACTGCGTATGACACCACTGCCTGCAAAGACATGCAGATTGAAAAGATCCGTAATGGGATCTTGGAAGCTAAAGCACAGTACGAGCTGTATGACGGTGAACTGCCAAACACTTACCTCGTGAAGAAGAACCGCAATGCGATTGCGACGCTCCCATCTTTCGCACATCCCATGGCGGTACACTTCCGTGGTGATGACAAGGACAGCCTCGTCGCAGACATTCGGGATCTGGTACGACAGGATCCCCAGACTGCTGACTATAAAATAGTTGAGTCTTCGGACCACACTCTGGCTCTGGCACGCTTGGCATTGAATGCCATCTGGTTAACTGAGACGGGCGTTTACGCTTTACGCGACATGCCGATTCTGGCTACTCAGGTGTATGCAGCCTGGGTTTCGCAAACCGTGGGTAACCGTCTGGGCTTAGATCCCGGTGAACGTCTGAAGATGGCGATGTACGCTGCTTACTTCTACTCGACGCTGTTTATCGAGAAGAACAAGGAGATGACTTCGCGTGATACTCTGAAGTTCACCAACGCTTTAACCCAAGCCACCAAATGCTCGTCCAACGATGCCATGGCATTCATCGATGAAGTATCGCAACACCAGATCAATAACCTGCATGACTTCTGCCGGATGGCTGAACCCATTGTAGGTACTGTTCGTCTGCGTGAAATGAATGCAGGCTGGTTGATCTCAGTGGTCGGTGGTACCTGGTGGGGCGCTAATGCTCGTGAACTGACTGCAGTGGCATTGGAACATCCGCCGACTTGGGTGGCTCTGTTGATGATGGCAGTTGGTGCGAAGAAGTACAAGAACGCCCTGCTGTCGAAGATCGCTGAAGTCTGGGCAAAGGGTCAGTCTGGTACCAACTATATCCATAGCGTGCAGTCCCTGACCAAGACCAGCATCTCTTAATTGAATTAGGAACGTTCATGACTACCTACAACTATCTGGAAGATCATGCTCGTAAAAACGTCTGGGTCGATCCAGCTGAAGATAAACAGGCCATCGTTAAGCCTTACAAGTTGACTGGTTATCGTGGTGTCTTGAACTCCCTTAAGATTCAATGGACCACGGTTTCCATGCCGACTAAGGGCGAGCGTTACCATGTCTATCAGATCGGTCAGGAGTATCCGGAACTGTTGGGGTTCTTCCCCTATAAACAGACCTGGACGAAGATCTCAGACGTGTGCGAGCAAATGAAGATGATCGTGGATTTGTATTCCACGGCAGGCATTCAGCTTCCTCGTACCTTCAGCTATTATCAGGTGATGGAAAACAAAAACCTGATCATCGCTGTTAAGGAACAAACTGGTATTCTGTTTAGTCAGGATACCGAGGACCTGTACATGCGGGTCTATAGCAATGCCTTCTTCGGTAGTAAACGTAGCGATACGTCTGTTGTAGCCAACACGGTTCGTGTACATGGCGGTCTGATGGTAACGAATGCTGATATCTTGGCGTTACAGTCCAAGTTCAATAGCTACGCCAGTGGTCCTGGTGTGGCTTATGCATTTGTCAATGGCTTTAAGGTTTCTGGCATTGACATGATTACCACCAAGATCGGAGACATCGCTGAAGTTGTCTACGACGCATCCATCTACGCCGTAAAGGAATGGCAGATTAAAGACCTGCCTACCTTCTTGTCGTCGTTGGATCAGAAACTGAAGTACATGCTGCACTACCCTGGTGCTGGTGAACTCAATATCGATTATCAATCGGACATTGATCTGTTCATCTACGCTAAAGACGCCAACGGACGTCACAAGGGTGTGTGGTATAACAAGAACAACACCATCACTGGTGACGCAATGCGTAATCTGACACATCGGGATTATTCGATTCCAGTGCAGTATGTGTTGGCTTATGCGGACAGTCGTCCTGAATGGACTCAGCCACAAGAGCTTTACGTCGCTGCGCACATTCGACACAGTGATGATCCGCGTGCACTGGTCTACAACGCTAACCGCATCCATGAACTGTACAAGTTGACCGATGAGGAAATCGTAGGTGCTATCACCGGTATTGACTCAACGGTTGATGTCTGGAAAGCAGATGCGCTGGAGTCTTGTGGTTATACCGAACTCATGCGACAAACCTTACTGGGCGTTACTTCCCAGTTGGTAGAGAGCGCATACGGCTATAACTCCATCTCGAAGATCTTGGCCGACACACCGAGCTTTACGCAATTGAACTCTGGGCAGAAGATGTTTACTCTGCCCTACGGTTTGATGTATCGTGCGGTGGGTTATGAGTACGATGTGAATGGCAAGCTCTTGACGTATGCGTCCCACGTCGAAGGTGAAACCTACACTGCTCGTAACTTCAATGCTACATTGGTGGAGATGATTGTCGGTAACTACGACACGCTCTTAGATGAGGTTTATGGTGACAAGACGGTTACCTTAGATCCCAACGCCAACTATCGCATGTACACCTGCCCTATCCAGAACGGTATTCCAACCAACGTCTGGACAGATGTCACCGGTAGTGCTAAGTACGCCATCGTCAATAACAAGTTGACCTGGTTGACCAATAGCGCTAACGAGTACACGCTGGTACGTAGTGACAAGACCTTCTTGGGATATTCCTTAGACTTGCACACCAACAACGGCAGTCTTGAGTTTAGCTTGACTCACCAGATGTACCGCAACAACACCATCAGTAACTGGGTGATGCAAATCCCCATGGGTGAACTGACGCTGTGGTTAAACGGTAAATCACTGATCGAAGGAATTGACTACATCGTTAAATTCCCGCGCATCATGGTGATCAACAAGGAATACCTGATTAATCCGGACAGCGCTACTCAGCACATCGATGTACGGTTTACTGGTTTCTGCCAGTCTGACCTGACTCGTACTCCGCAAGCCGAATCTGGTTTTGTGATCAATGGTCTGCTGTCTAAGAACGGGCGTTTCAACATCCGTGACGATAAGGTGCTGCGCATTGTAGTACGTGGAGCGTTAAAGGATCGTAGTCAGTTGAAGTTTAGTGAAAGTGATTCGGGTGTTTCCGTCGATGCATTAAACGGTTCTCCCTACCAGATCACTGACATCATTCCTGCATTCCGTGGTTTGACTGAAAAGACGAACTATGAATTAAGGGAACCTGCTTTAGTCATCGATAAAGAAATCGAAGACTACCTGACTGCTCGTATTCCTGAACCGCCGAATATCATTCCTAACCCGATCCCTTCCCTGTACCAACTGTACAGTCCGTTTACCAGTCGGATCATCTCTGACTTGAAGAACGGGTATTTGGAAGACGATCGGATCATCGGTAAGCAATACTCCGATGATGTGGTGCGTGACATCTGCGCGCCCTATGAAAGCTATTTGGCTTACGACCCGACTCAGGATGACAACTATCCGGATGAGAACTTCACCATCATTCACCCCACGAATTTCTACGTGACGGTGGAACTGCAAGCCTTCATGTATGTGTTTATGAAGCGTGTGGTGAAGCTCTATACCAAGGATCGTGTTGACTTGTCCCACTTCGTCCAAATCTCTGCAACCTAAAAACTGGAGCAATTATTCATGGCCAACGGAATTACCGGTCTTGACGGCAAATCGCCAGTCTACGAACCAGATCGGAAATGGTCGATCTGGGAATACAATGAGATCTACTTTGACGGTGGCAATGGGGATAAGAAGTACGTCCCCAATGTCAACGACCTAGTAGTCAACGTCGCTTTGCGCGAGTTCTGGTATGTTGTCAGTGTGGATGAAACTACACTGAACCCGACTCTGAAACCATGGTCGGCAATGCCCAGTACTGAACTCGACGATATCGACCTGCTCTTGGGTCCTGACCCGTCGTACTCGCGTGATACCTATCGTGCTTACATCAACACTGCTGTGCTGCCGTACTCGGTGGTGTTGGATGCACGTCTGTACATCAAGGCACAAAACGCCACCAAGATCAAGGTCTTCTACAAGAACAAGACCACTGGTAACGAAGAAGTCATCTCGGCTTTCTACGACACCATGGGTAACTTGCTTGGACAAGAAGTCCCTCTGGAACTGGTGGCCATGCCTAACGGTCAGAACTACTCGATCAAGCGTCCTCGTACCTTCTACACCAGCCGCAACATCCCATCGGGTGAAGTACTGACTGTGGTAGCTTACGACGATGAAGATCAGCCGTGCTCGAAGTCTGAAGTCATGGTTGAACAAACTGCAGCGATTCCGGCGCAGGACACTTCTCTGAAGTACATCCTCGGTATCTCGCTGGAGTCGCCGTTCCTGTCGGAGTCGGATCCATCTGTCATTGAAGTACCGATGAACGTACTGGTGAATAACCTGTCGTTAATTGGTGTGGTCAATTACAGTAACGGTGACAAACTGCGACTGCCGGTTGACGGTACGAAGTTCAGTATCGCAGGCATTCAAGACCAAGGCTATGTGGCTACAGTGATTGGTCAAGAATTCCCAATCGTACTGACCTACACTCTGTCTGAAGGTGAAGTCGCTTACGGTATGTCCGTGGGTGAGAACTACGCCTATTCGGAAGAGTACAAGGGACGCACGGTAGCTACCGATGGTGTTTACACACCTAAGCTGTATTGCGCGCCTGTCTGGATCGATGAAGTCAACGGCTATCGTCTGGAGTGGTATCTGTACAACTTGGATCGCGACATTTCGATTCAAGTCACTCCTTACGTGCGTCTGTCGTCGGCTGGCAATAGCTTTAACCCGGTGGGTTATGGTAGCCGTCAGACGTTGGTTGCTACGGTCAATCTGAAGGAAGTCAATGGTACCTACAAGGCCATGAACTTTGTTCAGACTGTTGACGTGACTCTTCTGGGACCTGGTACCCTGCGTACCACCAACTGGACGATCGGTTACTCGCCTAACCAGAACCCGCCATTCGGTCGTGAGAACTACGCTAGCGCGTCGCTCATTAACCAGAATCTCTCGAAGGTCAAACTCGACATGGGTGAGACTGACGTGACGAACTGGTTGAACCGACTGTACTACGAATCGCTGCCGCTGTACGACCCGCTGCGTGAGATTAAGGCCCCGCTGCCTAACTTCTTCTCGCTTACGGTCAATGGTCAGGAAGAACCCTTCCCGATCGATCAGTGGAATTCGGAGTTACAGCTCAATGGTAGTTTGGTCAACAACGACACATTGATGATCAAGTTCTACAAGGAAATTGACCAGGGCCGTCTGGAACTGGCAATGTGTGGTGTGCCGATTTATCAGGCTGGCTAACTAGACACTCCTCCCACTACCTTTGGCAAAACCAAGGGTAGTGTGGGGATATGTCTATGACCCTCTTAATTGTTGCAGTAAGGAAAACTCATGATTCTGTTCAAATCGGATTGGAATGATTATCCTACCGCGATGATTCACCGTAATACACGGAATAAATCATTCGTACGGATAGCCCAACTGTATAAACACATGGGGATCAAGAACCATTTGTTCCCTCTGGCTTTAATTAACCCTGAGTTAGAATTCGTTGATCCTCATGATGAGGACTTAAGCGATGAGATGAAGGGTAAGATCATTTTGGAATGTAAGATCAATCCCTGGTACTTCTTCCGAGAAGTTGCACGAGCACCTGTGAAGGGTTCTCGTACTGGCTCACCCATTCGAGCTAACCGAGGCAACATGGCGTTGTGGTGGAGTTTCTTTAACCACATCTACATCTTCTTAATTCAACCTCGTCAGACTGGCAAGTCCATGAGTACTGACGCGTTGATGGAATACCTGCTGCTGATTCAGTGCATGAACACCACGATCAGCTTAACCACCGCTTACAACAAACTGCGTGTGGAAAACGTGGCCCGTATTCGAAACATGATGGGTTTACTCCCGCCATGGATGTACTTGAAGGGACCGAAGGATCGTGAAAACTTAGAAGAGATCACCGTGACTCTTCTGAAGAACCACTACATCACCTCGGTGGCACAAGCATCTGAGAAAGATGCGCACAACTCTGGTCGTGGTTTAACGCAAGCTATTGCGCAGTTCGATGAATCCCCATTCCAGACGCACATTGAAACTGCTATGAAGGCAGCTATTCCTGCTATGGGTGCGGCAATTGACTCGGCACGTGAAAACGGTACTCCCTATGGGATTATCCACACGACAACGGCTGGTAAGAAGGATGACCGGGATGGTAAGTACATCTACTCCTTGCTGGAGAAGTCGGCACCTTGGTCTGAGCACTTCTTCGATGCTCCGAATGAAAAGGAACTGGAAGTCTTGGTGCGTGCTAACAGCCGTGGTAACGTCTTCCGTATTAACGCTACCTTTAGCCATCGTCAGTTAGGCTTTAGTGATGAATGGCTGGCAGAAAAGTTAGAGCGAGCTGACCAGGAAGGTGAATCGGCTGACCGAGATTACTTCAACATCTGGACATCTGGTAGTGAAACACTGCCGTTCAGTATTGAGATTGCTGAAGCGATTCGTCGTAGTCAACGTGATGTGGAATTCCCTGATATCAGTAAGGAAGGCTACATCCTGCGCTGGTACATCCCTGAGTCTCAAGTGGAACAACGCATGAAGAGTAGTAAGTTCTTCATCGGTATGGACCCATCTGACGCAGGTGGTAACGATGATATCTCCTTTGTGCTGGTAGACATCTACACAGGTGATGTGGTCGCAGCTGGTACGTACAACACGATTAACCTAAACAAGTTCACCACTTGGGTAGGTAACTTCATGATCAAGTACGAGAACACGATCTTCTGCCCTGAAAACCGTAGTCAAGGTCAGAGCATCATCGATGGTATCTTAGCGATGTTTAGTGCTGCAGGTATTGATCCGTTTAAACGTATCTTTAACTGGGTGGTGAACAATCAACAAGAATACCCTGATCGGTTCCAAGAGATTAAGTCCACACCACCGTTCCGTCGTACGGACAGCTTCTATGCACACTACAAGAAGCAGTTTGGCTTTGCGACATCGGGTAGTGGTACGACTTCTCGTACTGAACTGTACGGCACTACCTTACGTCGGGCATTGACATTGACTTGCACCAAGATTCATGACCGCATGTTAATCGAACAGTTCTTAGGCTTAGTGACTAAGAACGGTCGTATTGACCACGCTGACGGTAGTCACGATGACATGGTCATTGGCTGGTTGATGTGTATGTACGTATTGATCCACGGTAAGAACTTGGGTTACTACGGCATTGACACTAACCGTATCTTGTCGCAAGCCAAGGAAGTCAAAGAGATGTCTCCGATGGATCACATCCAGCAAATCGAGCAACAACAACATCGCAACCGCATGGCTGAATTAGAAGACCTGTTGGTCAGGGAAGCTGATGAATTCATGGCGATGAAGTGGGAACAAGAGCTACGCATGATCTCCAGGAAGATTGAATGGGGAGATGATGAGTTCCATTCGATTGAGCAGATGTTGCTTAACATCAAGGAGAAGAAGAAAAAGTCCAGTGCAAGTCGACGGCTGGAGAGGAACGTGATTGATAATCGTGGTACGGGCTACAATCCGTACGCTATTGTCCAGAACGGTTTCGGTAGTGTAGTTTCCCACGGAAACTATCGTCGGTATTAATGACGGTCATAAAGCCCCACCCTTTCGGGTGGGGTCTATGACGTCTGTCATGAAAGACTACCTAGTTGCAGATTCTCTAAGCGCGTGATGAGTACATCCAAGTATTCCTTAATCGCCTCTGACCTGGAGATACTGCTAGACCAGATAAACCGTTGACGTTGGTAAGGAACACATACATCGAACTCGCAGACTTCGCGTAGAGCCGTTGGAGCATCGGGACTGACAACACCATACAACCGATAACTAATCACATCCTCTGTTGGAATGAACCACTTGTCGTACTTCCGACGATTGTGTTCCAGTTTACAAAAGATACGGATTTCATAACCTGACACGGAGTAAGCGGTTAGATCTTCTTCTAGGCTTGGCTTAGAATGTACTCTTTGCAGAGTAGCATGTCCTTTAAGACTACCAAGATAGCTTAGGATCCAACTGGCGATCCGTTGATACAAACCAGCTATCATGATAACTCACCTATGAAAATGATCTCATGATTAGAATGGTTGTTACGAGGAATAGTACCTCATCGTGTAGGACCGCAGCACGATGTACAGTAACACACCTGTACGAATAGCAGCAATAACGCTAGAGTTTTTGATGTTCGTAGCTTTCCTTACAAGTAGTTCAGTGTCTTCGCGAAGCTTGGACAACCCCACGTCAGTACTGCGGCTACTCATGTAACCACCCTTAAGAGTCGTCAACATTGAAGTATAGTCAGTCTTGCTGTGGATAGCCTCCCTATGTTTGGACAGATACTCAATGGAGTGCACAATTGTTTCTAAGAGCACCCTATCGATAATCTCAGCCCCACGCTGACGGTAGTTATTGCTCATCCATTCTAATGTTTCCTCAAAACCATGTTGCGGCATGGTATTGGAGATATTAGTGATGATTTTCACCAACTCGACACGGATGAAAGAGTTACGATCAGAGATGACGCCGGAGATGTACCGGTAGTATTCTCCAGCCGATTTCTTTTTGTCCTTTAAGATCTGTTCACCGTCATGTTCTACGATGAGAGAGGTGGCGATGATCCGGTTGCCGGAATCACGTACACGGAGATACTCGCTGTACATGAGGCGCAGCATAGCTCGTATGCGACCTTGGACGTCGTTTAACATCTCGACGATCTTACGGTCGTCGCCACCTGTCTGCACCACTTTCCAGTGAATGCTTTGGGAACTGATAATCTCCCTTGCCCGATAAAGGAACAGAGCATGCCAGTTACCCGTCTTCTTGATGAGGAACTTACCGGACAGGGTGCTGTTCATGGCCTCCGCAATCGATCTTTGACCAGGGTACTTGAAGTACCGGTAATAGCGACTGGTAAAGAACTTGTATTGCAGGATCTGCATGACCGCGATCATCCCTGCTTCTTTTTGTTGTGGGTGAAGATCCTTAGAAGTAAAGATCTTGTTAACCAGCCAAACGCATGACAAGTTAAATGTGTCCGAAGACACCACCCAGTCTTTATTGACCGTAGGCAACGCGAGCAAGCGCTCAGTCAGGTAGACCTCATCATTATCGATGATCTCGTTAAACCAGCGGTCACGTTCATTGTCTGTCCAACGCACGACGTTCACACCAAAGAGGTTTCCCCCAAAGAATGCAATGTGTTCGTCGTTCTTGTTGACAAACTGTTGTTCAAAGAGTGTGATGTCTTTGATAAGTTTGGGACCAATTACTAGATCAGCACAGACTTCATCAAACACACCCTTGACTGATAAATCTAGTCGTTGGTCCATTGGAAAACCTCATGGCATTGGGTCTATAACACATGATTTGCTTTTTATGTTGTGTATTGACAAAGAAATACTTGCCTGTTAGCAATACTGCAACATTTCTATTTTGACAATACAAAACCTCACCTAACCTATTTGCACTTATTTAATCTCAGGGGATTAATCGTGTCGTTTCCTTTAATACAGAAGCTTGATAAGCTAAAAGCCATGATGGCAGAAGGGTCTACTTCTTCGTCATGCGATTTAGTCAATGATCCCAAAGTCATGCTCAAGATGAATGATAACATGCTTGACTTGTTGGAAGAGATCGTTGATGCTGCAGGCAACGAGTTTGGCCACAACGTACCCAGTCCTCGCATTGCCGATACCATGGCTTCGCGTGGTTATCCAGTACGCTTAAAAACATCAGAAAATGTGGCTGGACGTATCCCTACTATTTTCACTCCCATGGGGATGATTAGCTACCGCTAAGGGCATAGGTAGGAGGGATCACCCTCCTACCATTTATGCT